GCGCGGCTGCCGCGCAGCCGCTACCGCTTACATCGAGCGCGGGCTTGAGGTCCGCTGCATCTTCCCCTCGCCAGAGTATCGCGATTGGAATGACGAGCTGCGGAGGCGCGCTGCATGAGCGTGGCGCAGCGGATCGAAGAGGCAGCGCCGCTCCGGGCGGTCGAAACGCCCGCGCTGGTCATCGCGCCCACGGCCTACACATGGCGCGACCCGGCGACCATCCCGAAGCGCGACTTCCTCTATGGCTACGAATTGCAGCGCAAGCATGTCAGCGCCGTGATCGCTCCCGGAGCGGCGGGCAAGACGACCTACAAGGTTGGCCGCGCTCTGGCGCTGGCGACGGGCAAGCCGCTTCTCGGAAAGACCATCCATCACGGCCCGAAGCGGGTTTGGCTCTGGAACCATGAGGACAACTTGGAGGAGCAGACGCGCTCCATCCAAGCTGCCTGCCAGCACTTCGGCCTGACCGCCGAGGACTTGGGCGACCGCCTGTTCGTGGACAGCGCAATGGACGGGGCGATCATGAAGCTGGCCAAGGTTCACCCGCTGAGCGGAGTGACGGTGGACAGCGCGGTCATCGAGGAACTGACCCGCGCACTCATCGCGGCGAAGCTCGACTATCTGGACCTTGACCCGTTCGTTTCGCTTCACGGCGTTGACGAGAACGACAACATGGCAATCGACGCCATTGTGAAGGCGCTCGGGCGCATCGCCACCGAGTCCAACGCCGCAATCTGTATCGCGCACCATGTTGCGAAGGCTCGGGCCGGGGAGGTTGACGCCAATTCGGCGCGCGGAGCCGTCGCACTGACCGCCGCCTGCCGTTCGGTCCTGACCATGAACCGCATGGACAAGGAACAGGCCGAGGGCTGGAACATCCCCGGCGAAGAGCGGCGGCGCTACTTCAGGGTTTACGACGACAAGAACAACCGCGCCCCGCCCGCAGACGACAGCGAGTGGTTCAAGATCGAGTCGGTCCAGCTCGCCAACGGCGACAACATCGGCGTCGTCGTCCCGTGGAACGCGCCCGATGTGTTCGACGGAGTGACCACAGAGCATCTGGTCCGCGTTCAGGAAATGGTCGCTGTGAAGAGCAAAGAGGAAGGCGGCGTTCGCCACGACCTGCGGGCAACCCGTTGGGTCGGGAAGCTGATCATCGACGTGCTTGACGGCGACCGCAACAGCACAGCCGACAAGCAGCGCGCCAAGAAGATTTTCGCCTCATGGCTGGCCAACGGCGCGTTCGAGATTGCCGAGGCGAAGGACCACAAGGGCACCGAACGCGAGTTCGTCGTCGTCGGCAAGCGCGTCCAGCCCGGAACCTACACCGTGAGGCCGAGCAGCTGAATCAATCAGGGCGGGGGAAGCCATGAACGCACCAACGAACGGTTTCTACATTGTCCGGGATAGCATCCAGGGCGTTAGCTTGTGCGATCGCTTCGCGGACGCCTTGGCCGAAAGCGGCTGCATCGCAGCTGCCTCACTGGCGGCGGGAGTGCCGGTCGAGATCGGGGAACAGCTCTTCAGGTCAATTTGCAGGAAGCTCGGCCCACAGGCCGAGTAAGCGGGCGGGGAGTAGGAACGAATGGCAAGGCGCGGGCGGGGCCGAACGAAGATTGATCGGACCCTCGACAAAGGGACATTGCAGACCAGGGCGCACCACGCGCGCGGAGTCCTGAGCGTGTCGGACAGGGTGCGGCTGGAGATGCTGGTGAACACGCCGGCACAGAAGCTGCTGGAAGCTGGAAGCATCGAGCTTCCGAAGTCCAAGCGGCCATTGACCGAATCCGAGGAACGCGAGGCCATGTTCAAAGTGGTCCGCGAGGAATGCGAGACGCTGTTCAGCAAGGCGGCGCGAGCGCCCCATGCGAGGGAACGCCGCGATCCTATCGGGCGGGCATGGTTCGAGGGAATGCTGGACGGCCACGGCGCTGACCCTGCCGTATTGCGCGAGCTTGGCAGGGAATACGGCGCGCTCTACTGGATGGACCTGCAATCGCTCGGAACCGCGCAATGCGGCTATGACGAGCGGATCGGTCGCCCCAACGTCCGCTACAAGTTCCGCATGGCCGAGCTGACCGGCAACGACGCCGCACGGTTCGCCCACTTCGACAACATCCTGACCAGCGCAGGTCACGCGGTCCGCAAGGCGGTTCAGGCCCTCTGCGTTGACGAGATTTGGTTCCTGGAGGGACCGCCGTGGCTGGACCGCTGCATCAACAGCCACCGGGCGGGGAAGATCGAGCGAGGCGAAGCGTCGGAGCCGCCATACGGCGAAGGCGCGAGACGGTCCGACATTGTGACCATTGCCTACGCAATCACTGGCCTGAAGGCGTTGGCCAACGGAGTGACGCGGTGACTTGGCGGTTGATCGTCCACGCCCGGACGACGCGCTGGTATGGCTGGCGCTTCCACGGCCTGTTCGTCGGCTGGCACCCGTGGCTCCGCCCGTGACGGATGCGGCGCAGCTCCAGCTGGAGGTGGTGGCCGAGTGGCTTGAGGATCGAGCGCGGCTCCTGACCGGCTTTGACGACTTCGGCGCTCTTGAGCTGGCGATATGCGCGCAAGCCATGCGTGACCGCCAGCTGCTGCCCGGAGGCATCATCGGCGGCTTTGGTCAGCCCTACCCCACGAACAACGGAGAACGCATCGGATGATCCACGACAAGGCTACATCGTTCGCCCTGGCGCAGGTGCGGTCCGCCTTCCCCGGCGCTGGCAAGGTGACCTGCAAGCAGATGGAGGGCGGCGGGCTGTTTATCACCGTTGGCTTCATGCGTGGCGGCGGGTTGATCCGCTACGGCGCTTCGGCCCGTGGCGGGTTCACGGTTGCCGACGCAATCAGGAGCATTCGAGGCCGAGCGATAGGGGAAGGCATCGAGGTATGAGCGAGCGGCAGGAGCGCTACACACTGGAGAGCGGACGCCGGTTGCGGAAGCTCCAGCAATGGCACCGGATCGAAGGCAGGCAGCTGCAAGAGCGGCTGCTGGCCGGTTACATGGATGACCTGGCGGAGAAGCATAGGGCTGCGGAGAACGACGACTACGAGCGAGGCGTCAGGGACGCGGTGCAGATCGTGCAGGAATGCTGGCAGCGAGGCGGCGCGTCCTACCTGTCCTACTGCGCGAGGGAGATACTGGCGCGGCTCCTGCCGGGAGCGAGGCCCTAGAGGCTGGCGAGCAGCCGACCGACCGAACCTGACCGCCACTCGGAACCGCGAACGGTCCGAATGCCCTTCCCGTTGAGATAGGCTGCAATCGCCCTGGTGGACGAGTGACCGGCAGCCCGCGCAGCTTCGATATGAGGCCGCACAAGCTCGGCGCGGCGCTTGGCCGCGTCAGAGCGCCGCTGAGCGCTGTGGCGCGTCCCTGCGGCCCTGACAGCGCCGAGGTTGCCCCTGTCGCCGCCGAGGACCGTTCCACGCGCCTTGGCGGCAGCGAGGGCGGCTTTGGTCCGTGCGCCTATCTGTTCGCGCTCCCATTCGGCCAGCATCGCCATGACGCCGATTGTGAGGCGATCCGCTTGCGGCATATCCGCGAACAGGATCGGCACCTTCGACTTGTCCCGCAGCGTCAGCAGGAACGCGGCGTTGCGGCTAAGCCTGTCGAGCTTGGCGACCACCAGCGTTGCGCCGGTCAGCTCCGCGAGGTCGAGCGCTTTCCGCAGCTCGGGACGATCCGACAGCTTGCCGGACTCGACTTCGGTGAACTCGTGATCGGGAGCCTTCCCGATATGCGCGATGACCGCAGCCCGTTGAGCTTCGAGGCCGAGGCCCGATTGCCCCTGCCGTTTGGTCGAGACGCGATAGTAAGCGATGAACCCGGTTGCCATTGTCCGATCCTCCAGCAGCATCAAAGTTCGGGTCGGGAACTTTGATCAGGACTGCCGAGGTCGCATATAGTGCCTTGCCCCGTATGGTGCAACGACAGTTGCAGCAAATGAGACGCTATCAACTGGGGGAAAATCGGGACCGAGGATCGACAGCCGTTTGCCCTCACTAGTGTCCCCACTCCTCAGTTCCAGTCCTAAAGGACTGTGGAACTGGGGAGAGTGTGGTCCACGGTTTCCACAGTCCAACTGGGGAGAACTGGGGAAACTGGGGAAATTGACCGTCCAGAGCCGCTGTCGCTGCGCGGCTTGGGCCGCTCCGCGCGCGCGAAGGGCTGCAACTAATGGGCATATTTTCGACCAATTCCCCGTTCCCCCCGATTCTGCTATGCGACCCGCATGAAGCCAGTGCTCGCAATCGGCTCCGCGCTCCTGGTGATCGTCGCAGGATCGGCCCTCGCCAAGTATGGCACCTTTGACGGCCAGCCTGAACCCTTCGGCTATAGCGATCCACAGCAGCCCGACGCATCGAGCGTGAACCGCGACCTGTTCCAGACCGACGCCGACACCAGCGGCATCAAGGGAGGCATGACCTACGCCGCCTATGACAAGCTGCGCGACGGGGATTGGATTGACGACTTCCACGGATTCGGCTGCGAGCATAATTGCCACGGTCAGGAGGCCGGTTACGCATGGGCCGAGCAGCACGGCATTGGCGACCCGTCAGACTGTGACGGCGATAGCTGGCCCTTCGAGGAAGGCTGTGCCGCTTACGCGACCGAGAAGGCTTAGGCGTCAACCAGATCGGCGGGAATGTATCCGCCAAGCCCGCGCTCGATCAGCGCTTGGCGATATTCGGGAATGACGCAGAGCGCTTCGTGGACCCGGCGCGGCTCCAGCCCCTCGAAGGTCACCAGCTCCTGAAACTTCTGGAACAGCATCAGCAGCCGTCCGAGGTCGTCTGCTTCGGTAAACTCGGACAGGCAAGCGCCCCATGAAGAGCGGTAATTCCGGTCGTCGCGAGTGCCGTAGGCATCGCGCCCGTTCTCGTTCGGGTGGCCCATGACCAGCAGCGATGGAGCGTCCGGTTCGTCGCCGTCATAGTCCCAAATGACCTGAACATCGCGCAGCGGAATGTCGATCATGCCTCTTCCTTCGCCTTGAGCCTGACACCCTCCCCGCCGTGATCGTCGGCAGCCGTGAACACCACACCAGCAGCTTCCAGAGCAGCCTGGAGCGCGGCAAGGTTGTTCGGCCTGGGATCGTGCCGGCCACCCTCGAAGTTTTTGACCGTCGCAAGCGCTACGCGCGCCCGCTCGGCCAGCTCCTCCTGTTTGAGGCCGACCAGCGCCCGACCGGCGCGGCAGGTTTGAGGCGTCAGCATAAGGCGGCGAGCTTACGCGCTTAGCCGCTAGGCGTCAATCTAGCCCTTAGGGTTGACTTAGCCTTGAGGGCTAACTACGGAGAGAGTGTCTGCTAATCGGCAGACGACGCGGAGGGCCGCGCCAACGGCACCCCCGCGCCTGACCATAGACCGAAAGGCAATTCGGTATGGCTTCCCATAATATGGGGACGGCCCCCCTTGTTTTAAAGGCCGGTGACTTCCCAATCAGCCCCCGCGAAGCCGACAAAGCGCTCGCGCGGCTCCTACTCCAAAACCTCCTAGACAGCCCGTTGGCGGTCCCGCCTGCGGACCGTCCGCGCCTCCTGAAAATGTTCGGGCGCTTGTGCGGGGAGGCGTTCTAATGGCCGCGCCCCTCACCCCCAACGAAGAAAGCTGTTTCCAGCTTTGGCTGGAACGGTCCATCGCGGCGCTTGGCGGACTTGCCCCGACGCCCGACCGCGACCGCGCAATCGCGGCGCTCCAGACGCAGCTGGAGAACCGCAAACGGCAGTCGCAATCCAACCTCATCGCTTTCCCCGAACGCAACAAGGGCCGCAAGCGCCGCTGTCGCGGGATGGAGGCGGCGGGCGATCTAAGCCTCCTGTTGCTCGACAGGGACGGCGAGCCAGCGCCGGAGAATGTGGAGCGCATCGTCGAGCCGGAAGGCGTGACAACGCCACCGCCAAGCGCCGCGCTCCTACTCGGCATCGTCGTTTTGAGCGTCCTGACCGACAAGCAGAAGCAAGCGGTCAGGTCAGCGGTCCGCGTCATGGCGCTAGGCGACAAAAACCCCCTCCCCGAGGCAACCCAACTCCACAACCTCTTGAGCGGGAGGCGCTGAAATGGCTTCCCACGCTCCAGATCGGCGCAGGGCGAAGGCCCTGCCCCTTTCCGCCGTTCTCGCGTCAATCCCCTCCTACCCGCGCCCGGTGATCGAGCGGCTTGTGGCCCGCCTGATCGACCATCTGGACAAGCATGACGGCGACCCGGACGCGGAATACGACCCCTACAACGAAGGCGAGCCAGCCTTTGACGCGGAGTCGCGCGCCTTGGTGGGCCGCTACTACTACCAAGACCCGGACCACGACGCGGAGCCGTCCGCATGGCTTGAGCGAGCGGACCAATCGAAACCCGCCTACCCCAAGGCATCTGGCCACTTCCAGACGAACGAGGACGCCGAGGACGACGACCCCGCCGAGGATGAACACGACGCGGAGCCGGACGACGCAGACGGCATTGGCGAGTATCGCACCGACCAGCGCGTTGCGTTCCACACCAGCGGAGCGCCGTGGGACATTGACGCGGACCGCCAGCTGTGACGCGCCCGCCTTGTCGGCTGAACTCGGCGCAGCGCGCTTTCATGCGCGAATGGCTTGGCGGGTGCGTAGCCAAGCTGGAGCGGCAACCGCCGAGCGCGAGGCGCGACCAAGCCCTAGCCATGCTTCGGCTAGACCTGGAGCGCTACGCGCAGGAGGTCCCGCGACTGCGGGTTATAGAGGGAGGCCGTGAACGCCGCGACGGCGGCTAAGCTAGGCACGGCACCTAGCGGGACGAAGGGCGCTCCAGCCTAGCCGGTCGGGGCGCTCTTTTCGTCGGGCGGACCGGCGCAGATCGCAAGCGCCTCCGCTACAGCTGCGGCGCGGACGGCGCGCATAGCGCGACCCGCCAGCAGGAGCTTGACCTGTTCAAAGATGTTCGGAGCCTTCCGCAGCGCTTCATCCGTATCTGGATACGCGGGTTCCGGCCCGAGCTTTTCGAGCGCCGGACATGGCTCTGGAACAGGCACTTTGACCACCACCGTTTTGATGATTGGTTCAGAAGGCCGCACCTGATTCGATGCACAGGCGGCGGCGGCGAGGCAGAGCGCGGCGCAAAGGATTCGCCGGCCACTCATTTCACAGTGTCCCTGATAAGGTGTTCGGCATCCGCGCAGCTGTTGCCGGTTCCCTTGAGCGCGAGGATGGACTGCGCCAGCTGGTCAGCCCGCGCAGCGCGCTTCTGATAGTCGTCAGCGAGATGCTGGAGCTGCGTTTCGCGCTCCGCGTCCTGCTTGTGCGCGGCGTCAACGGCATCGTTCTGCAGCCTGGTCGCATCCTCCAGCGTAATGCGATTGGCGCGGCACTGATTCAGGTCGGCTTCCTCAACGCCGAGGCGCGTCAGGAGGCCGGTTTTCGGATTGTTTATCTCGTCGTTCAGGTGCGAGATCGTGCGGCTTTTGCCGACGCTCCCGAGGCCGACATATATCAGCGCACCGAGGAGCAGCACCGCAACGCCGCTGGCGATCGGTCCCGCCAGCGGCTTGAGCAGGAAAGCGAGCATTGGACGATCCCCGGTTATGTCGTTGGAGAGAGCGGCGCAGCGCCGTTTATATGCCGACGCGGATGTTCGAGTGGCGGAGGCGGAGGCACTGGCACCATCGGGAAGCAGACCTGCACCTGGGCGCGGCCTATGTCGGGCCGCATCGGAACCGGCTGAGCGCCAGTGACCGACATTGCGGCCACGACGAGGAGGCTATGTCGCATCCGTCAGCTCCCCGCCTGCCGGTCCTTGAACATGTAGATGACGGCGGCGGTGAGAACCCCGGCAAGCCCGCCGCCGAGGCCGGTAGGGCCGAGGTCGATTGGCTGGCGCAGGTGCATGTTCCACGCGGTCGCCCAAAGCAGCGAGCAGAGACACAGGAACGCGGCCACCCGGCCATGGTCGAGATGATTGTTGCCGACGCCGTAGAACAAATCCTTGAGGCGATCACAGATCCACGCGAAGGCTTTCAGCATGGCAGCACTTCCTTTGCCCGCTTCAGGCACGCTTCGCGGTCAGCGAGGCCGATAAGCCCGCCGTTAATGGCCCGCGTGACCCGGATTATATCGTCGGCATCCGCAGCCGCGTTGATGTTGTGCGTTTGCCAATAAAGGCACGCGATGCGAACCGAGATGACGGGATCGGCGGCCAGCTCCGGTTCCACTTCGAGGGGAAGCCCGAGCGCCTTGCCGACGCGGGCATAATTGTCGCGCCCGGTCAGCTCGAATATGCCTCTGCCGCGATACATGTAGCCGTCGCCGGGGCGGACATTCCCGAGGTCTTTGCGCCCCTCATATCGCCGCTGCTGCGGCGTCGGCCCCCATATTTCCTTGAGGAACCTGAACTCTTCCGTTTCGTGGCACGCCTGCGCGATGAAATGCGCCAGTCGGAGCGGCGTGTTGATCGCATATTGCGGACAGTATGTATCGAGGCCGTGCGCTATGCCGTCCCCGACAACTCCCGTATTTCTGGCAGCAATGTGATCGAGCAGCGCCCGAGTGTTCACTTCGGCGCGGCTTTGTCGAGCCGGTCCACCCCTTCGGGCGGGATCGGCCCAGCTGCGTAGCCGCCATATAGCGCCGCGAGAGTGCGCTCCATCGCAGCCTTGCGTTCGCGGTAGCCTTCGTTCGGAAGGCCGCGAACGCGCTTCAACTCCCGGCCCTCCATTGGCGCAGCAGGATCATCACCCGCAGCACGAGGATCGCTATGGTGAGGGCCGTGATGATTGCCGCAGCCCCGTGTGTCAGGACGTATCCCACCCATGCGAGCAGCGCGCCGTCGCCCGCGAGAACCTTGGGAGATTCGAGCATCACAACGCGCACTCCTCGGACATGGCGGTTCCCCCCGCGAAGCTGTCAGAAATGGCGCGGTGAGCCGAGCGCATCACCGCTCGAAACCGGATCGCGCCACACATTGCGGCGCACTGGCACAGACTGCGGCAGGATCGGCACCCTTGCCTTGATGGCGTCCATTAAGGTCCGAGCATCGCGCAGGTTCGGATCGGGCGGCGTGCCGACGCAATCCTGAAGCCGGGAGGAAGTGGAGGGAACGCCATTTAATTCAGCGGTGCGCTACGCGGACGCGGACTTGATGACCGCAAATCCCAAAACTACCGCCTCGGAGAGCGATCCGGCGCTGATGTTCTGAAGGATAATCGTGCGGCTGCCGGATGCGTTGCCCTCGGCCCATGCGCGATATGTAGCAGGAGTAGCGAAGCCCGATTTCACACGAACGATAACCTCATCGTCCGGCGCTATCGTGGTGTTGGTGAGGGTGAACGATACGACCGCATTGGCGGCAAGAGCGGCGGCGTTCAGCGTGATCGCTCCGCAGATTTTGCTCAGCGTGACGCCAGTGGCTTTGCTGGTCAGCTGGGTAACAGTTCCCCCCGCTCCGGTGATATAGCCAATGCCAACCTTGTTCTGGCCGCTGTAGATGGGATCCGATGTGAACCCACCGGTGGAGTTCATCATCCAGCCAAGGATTGCCGTAGTCGTTCCGGTCCCGGTGTAGGCGTTGTTGAGGAGAAGATCGCCCTTGGCATAGACGCCCGAGGCGGGCGCTGCAGCAGCTGTGTTTAGCAACCGAGCCGTTGTGCCGTTGCTGCCGACGCGGAAGTTGCTGCTCCAAAGACAATGCGGGACAGCGGCTCCCGTCCCGAACTGCTGGGCCGTGAGCGGGCCGGTGATGTTATACGCGACGAGCGTTGCGTTATTCTGGTAGTTCCACTGAATATCCGCTCCGGTGCAGACAAGCCTCCATACGTTCGGCGCATTGACCGAGGCCTGCGCGTAGAGGATTGTTTTGACGGTCGGAGCGGTGCTTCTTTCTCCGAGCTGGGCAGAGAATGTTTCGTCCGATCCGTTGTAGGCATTAGCCGAGACAGCCTGATTTGACGTTAGGCCATTACCCACGGATGACAGGTTTACGCCAACGCTGCCCTTCCACACGCCGCCGCCAGTGCTGACATTCCCGCCGATCATCATTGTGCGGGGTGCCAGCTGGCACAGCCCTTCATTGTATTCCATGTAACAACCAAGGAACACTGACGCGGCGTTCAAATTGTCCGTTCGGTAAGCACCGCCAGAGCGAATGAGAATACCGCTCACCCAAGCAGGAACTCCGGTCGTAGGCGCGCCCACCCCGTAATAAGCCCACCAGTTGTTATCTGCGGTTGTGCCGGACGGAGCGTTATACTTGCCGGTGCCGTCAATGCTCCACGCGGAGATGGTCCCCGAGCCTCCAATCGTCGTCGCGTTGATAACAAGCGTCGTGCCGGAGTAGCTGGTGACGGTTCCCTGCACGAAGTTAGCCGGGGTTCCCGTCTGATAAATCATTACGTTCTGACCGGCGATGAACTTCTTGCCCGAACTTACGGTGAAGGTGAGCGCTCCGGTTGCGATTGTGTTGCTCGTGGACGAAATGTCGGTGTATTGTGCCTGCTGCGGTTCAATCGCGTCGGCTATGGCGAAATACTTGTTGCCGGAATAGCTCACCATTGACGCGGGAATTAGGACGCCGTTGGTTTCCAGCTGAACGCCGCTGCCGTTCGTGTGATGCGCGACGTGCGTATTTCCGAGGAAGCCGCTGTCCCACAGGCCCCACTGTCGCAGGTGGAGAAAGTCCAGGCCAACCGTGTAGATGATATTTGCGTCTGCGCCGTTGAGGTAGACGCCATTGCGACAGAAGCGGATCGAGCAGCGCTCTAGTTTGGTGAGCGATGACTGGCCCTCCGTTGCGCCGCCAGAACCGGCGCTCGTGTCGGCAAAGATGCCGTCGCCGCCGAAGTATTCGATGAAGCAATCGCGAACGACCGCCTGGCCGCGAAGATGGATGCCGTGCGACTCGCTTTCAGCGTTGCCGCTAACCCACCCACCGTGAAGGCAGATCTTCTCGATGAGCGTTCCGTCGCCGGTCGGAACCGTCGAGGGGTCCGAGTTAGTGCCAGTTTCCCCTACTGTTTTGTAGAAGGCAACGACTATGCCAGTGCTATTGTCGTCCCACCGGAGAATGGACGTGGGCGAGCCCGCAAGGCCCATGCCTTCGCCGTAAAGGCGCATGGTGCAGTGAATTTCGAGGAAATTGGCACCCATGTAGTAGATACCGGGCGGAACGTAGAGGCTGGGCGCGCCTCCACCGCCGTAACCGAAGCCAGATACCGTCCGAATGGCCTTGAGGAACGCGACCGCCGCAACGAAAGCAGCGTTGTCGTTCGTGACATTATCGCCCTTGGCTCCGAACCATTTGACGTTGTGAAAGTCGCCAACGACGCGGACCCACGCACCCGAAGCGCCGGTCGTGTCGGAGGACGGGGCGACGTAAACGCCCTGATTCGTGTCTGCCGTGACTTGGGTGCTGAGATTGGCACTCTGAAATATGAACATCCCTTCACGCCCGGTCTCGGTGAGATAGGCAGGGAGTGTCGTGGAAAGGCCGGCAAGGATCGCCCGCGTTGAAGCCTTCACCGTTGCGTTGTTAAGCGATCCCGGCGCGATTGCCGCAGCGATTGCGTTGTAGGACTCGCCGGTCGCAGTCCGATCCAAGCCGGTCTGAACCCGGTCAGCGGCAGTGGCTTCTGCATCAGCGTCGGCCTGCACCCGGTCTGCGGCCACGGCGGTTCGATCCGCCGCCGTCGCGGCAGCATCGTCCGCCGCATCGCCAGCCGAACCCGCAGCCGCGACAGCCGAGGCCGAACAACTGTCGGCATAGGGCTGGAGGGCGCTGGCAGACGGCGCGGTTCCCGGAACGAGCGGGTCAATCGGATCGCCGATGGGCGCGCCCTGCTTGTCAGTGGTCACAACGCGATAGATTTTCGTGTTGTCGAGGTAGATCGTGGGGAAGCGCCCCGCACCGTCCGCGACGACCGGGTTAGGATGCTCCTCATCGAGCGCGGCGGTCGTGTAGATCGGCAGCGGCGTCGTCGTGCCGGTCTGGTAAAAATAAGCCTTCGCCTGAGGCGCGGCGACACCGTTGGGGTTAGCCACAACCGGATAAGGCAGGAAGAACAGCGCGGCGCTCAAAGGCTTTCTCCAAAGAAAAAGCCGCCCGAAGGCGGCTCCTGATTTATCAGTCGGTCAGGCAGCTATTGGTCGGCGGGCACTAGGCCGAGCGACACCCGGGCATCTTCGCGAGCCTGGTCCTTCGCGTCGTTGATTGCCGCCTTGCGGTCGTCCCCCGACATTGTGCGAAAGTCCGGCCCGCTAACTACGTCCTGAATGTAGAACCTGGTCAGCCGCCCCGCGAGCTGCTGATATTGGTCATATTGCTTGTCGTTCAGCTTGACGCCGCCGACATTGCGATTGATCGGACCTATAGTCACGCCGCTGTCCGCGATGGCCTTCAGGACCGGGTCGCTCTTATGCTGCGAGGTGTAAACTGGATTGAAGAAGTCCCCGACGCCGCTGCCCGTGGTGCCGCGAACAATCGGCTCCCCGAACATATCGCGTCGGGGCATCAGGGTTTCCGAAGCGAAGGGAATGCGCGACTTCACCGTGTCGATCGTGCCCTGGAGCAGATCGTCCGAGGTCGCCCGCTGAACGGGATCAATGGCTCGCGCCGCCTGACCGACAGGAGCAGGGATCCACGCCGCGATGAAATGCTGGAGATAGCGCTCGCCCGAACCGGGCTGCCCCTTCGCCATTTCGTCTAGCGCTGTCGTCAGGTCAGTGACACCCTGGAGCCATGTTTTGCTGCCGAGGTTGTGAATGATTGAGCCGACTACGAGGGCTGGCAGCTGGTCACGCTGCGTTGGCGTCAGCCGCCCGTTAGTTTTGTCCACCACATCGGCCACCGTGCCGATGATGGTGGCGAACGGATCAATGCGGGAATAGCTGTAGTAGCGATTGCCGACCTTGAATGAGTAAGGCTGCCAGCCCTGCTGCATCAGCAGCCGCCGAGCGTTCGGATCAGCGGGACCGTTGCCCGTGATAGTCCCGTCTGCCGCAGCCTTTGCGATGTAGGTTGCAAAGGCTGTCCCGAACAGCGCCTTGCCGATAGCCGCATCGCGCTGTCCGTCGCCAGCCCGAACCTCGGCCCAGAACCACTTCGGCATTGCCAGCGCCAGCGGCGAATGCTCCGCCGCCGTCTTGAAGATATTCATGGGCGTGCGGACGAACGGGATGAACGGCCACAGTCCCGCCGAAGAAGCCGACTGAATGTGCTTGCTCAGCCTGCCGAGGTCGGACTGAAAGGTGAGATAGCGCGCATAGTCCTGCGACTTGGCGAACATCTCATCGGTCGGATTGGTCACCAGCTCGGCAATGCGCTGCGTTGCGGCATCGCCGGTCAGGCCCGCATTGCGGACTTCACGGACAGCGAGTCCATTGAGGGCCATTTTGCGCGCGAACGCCTTGAAAAAGTCGTCCTCGGCCGCGAGCAGACGACCGGGATAGCTGATGACCGTCCCGAACTTGCCGCCGAAGGCTTGGCGGACGCCGCCAATTTCCTTCGTCATGCCGTCAGCCGACTGCCCCGACCGCATCGTCCGCATGAACGTCTGAAGGGCGTTGGGCCATTCGGAGATCAGCGCCGAGGCCCGAGCGTTCGCTTCGCTGAGCGTGAACCTTCCAACCTGCTTCCCGAGCAGCTTTGCCCCGGCTGCCGTCGCGGCCCCGACGCCTACCGCCGAATAGTCCCCCGCGACCGCCAGCCCAAGGCGACCCATATTGCCGAGCGTGTTGACGAAATGCGTGACCGGATTGCTGAGCAGTGCAAAGTAGTAGAGCGCCCTGATCTTGTCGCGCCAGGTCGGCTTGAGGGCATCCCGGACAAAGGTGTTCAGCTTGGCCGGATCATGCGCAAGGTCGCCCACCATCCCGGCCAGCTCATCGACCGTAGCTCCGCTGTCGAGCCGCTTCACCGCCGCAGCAATGGCGCGCGAGTCCGATAGTCCAGCTTTCGAGACCTTGCGGAGAATGTTGAGAGCGCGACCAGCCTCAGCCCGAACTGCCGACGCCTGTTCCGCAATGGCCGAGTGAAGCAGGAAGGCGCGGACAAAATCCGCCTTCTCCGGTTCGCCGCCGTTGATTGCGGCATCGCGCGCTTTCACCAGCCGCGCCGCCGACGCATCGAGCAGCCGGTTGGCTCCCTCGATATGCTCCGCGTTGAACGCTTCCCCCTGAGCGCGGGCGAGCAGTGTTTCGGGCGTCATCCCGAGCTTGCTTGCCAGCTCTTCAGTTTGGCTCCAGCCCTGTATGCCGCGCCGCGCCTGATCGAAACCGCCGAACGTGTCGGCGGTGAACTTCATCGCAGCGCGAATGTCGGAGCCTTTAACCCCATTCGCGGATGCGAGCTTGTCCAGCGTGATATTCGCCGCCTGGACCGCCCGGGCGTTCGCTTCCTCATAGGCCGCAGGAGGAGGCGCGTTCGCGGCCTGATCCTCCATCGTGGCGGGCGCGCCACGGCGCTCGGCAAGCGGCTGCCCCACCGCCTGCGCCTCTTCGATCCTGCCGCGATCCGATTGCGCCGCGTGGAAATTGGAAACTTCCGGCCAATCCTCAGGGACGAAATAGCGCTGAGCGCCGGTGCTTTCGGCGCGCAGCTTGCCAATCAGATCGTCCGGCGTCGGACGGGTGCGGAACTCGGGGAAATAGCCTTCGTGCCAAAGCCTGAGTGTCGCGTCATCGAGCGACATTCCGTTGGCGTTGTTGACGAGTTTACCAAGAAACTGTTCGTTCGAGCCAAACGGCATCCGGCGCGGCGAATTGTCGATTCCGAGCGAGGCGAGATTGCCGCCGTCATCCTTGACGCCGCCCATGAGCCGAAGCGACTGCGTAATGTCGAGCGGGCCGCGCACCCGGACCTTGCCGCCGCTCGGTGTCGTGACGGTGCGAACGCCGAGTTGCTGGAACTCGTCCGGGGCCTGCAAGTCCTCAATGCTGCCGGGATTCGCCCTCTTGGCCTCCTCCAGCGTCTGAACCGAATTTTCCGGGCGCGGCAGCAAATCCTCAGGCCGGACATTCTGACCCCCGACAACGATATGGTCAGGGATCGTCGCGCCGTCAGCAGCGGTTCCAGTGCCGTCAGGCGAGGCCGAGCCGCTGGAGATCGAGGGGGAAGGTGTTGCCGCCATTGCCGCCGAGCGCAGGGTTTCGGCTGGAGCCTCAACCGCCACCGGTTCCGAGTAGAGCGGGTGAGCGTATTGAATACCGCCCTGCGCCAGCGCGGCGGTCAGCGCGTCGGGCGCTTCCTCCGCCGCAGCGCCGTTACCGGGGCGATTGGCGATGATCGAGCGCAGCTCTTCAGTTGTTGGAGCCTGTCCGTCTGGATAATCCTTGCCGGTCAGGTCGCTGTAGAGCTGGCGGTTGAGCGCCGCCTCTTGAGGATCGAGCGGCGGCGCTTCCGCAGTTGCGGCATGGCCGCCGTTGACCGCCCGTAGCGTTTCCGGCGCGATGTAGGGGCGCGGCCCTTCCGGGACCGGCACGCCGCCTGGAGGAACGTCGGGATTGTCGAGAGCGGCGTTGCGCGCGGCCATTTCAGCGGCGAACTCTTCCGGTAAGCCTGACTTCCCGCGCACGGCGCGAATGACCTTTGCGCCGCCAGCGATTAGCTCGGGCGCAACGAGGCCGAGCGTTCCGCCGACCGCCGCGCCCTCAAAGGCGTTCGGGAGCCGTTCAAGCGGCCCACCCTCGCCAGCGCCAGCGCCAGCGACAGCGCCCTCGCCTGTGCCGAGCGCGGCCAAGCGCCGCGCCACCGCATCCTTCGCCGCCTGTTCCGCCGCATAGCGTGAAGCGCCCGAGGCCAGCGCCTCTTCAACCGCCCTCGCGCCCACACCCTCGACGCCGCCCACGGGGATAGCCAACCCGGAGGCGAGCTGTCCGACCGTGCGGGCAACTGGATGAAACTCAGCGTCATGTTCGAGGATCGCCCGGTTTTGATCGACGTTGGTGCTGTAAATGTCCCCGAAGCGCGTTCCCTTCGGAGCATTCCAAATTGTTTCGCGCGGACCATCGCCGCCAATGCCGAGCGTGTCAGCGACTGCGCCGAACTCGTCCAGCACATTGATCGGATCGGCAACGCCGCGAAGGGTTGCCCCCGTTACGCCGTCGCCAGGGTTGATGAGCGGTCGAGGCGGCGTTTTCAGGTAGGTGATGGTCGGATCGAATTGACCATGCGCTGCATCGCGGTCAGCGATGAACTTCTTGGCGTCCTCCGGCCTGATCTGGAAGCCGTTTTGAGCAGCATAGGCCAGCAGCTCCTCGGGTGTTTTCGCCCGTGCCGCCATTTGCTGATAACCCTTGGCAATCTCAGGACGCAGGCCCGCAAACGGCGTCGGATCATCGAAGAAAATCGCCTCACTATCGGGCTGCCCATATGTCCCCGGAGTGCGGCCCAGCCACGGGCCGTCCTTGTGGCGGAATTGCTCGGGCGTTTCGGCGTTCGTCTGAAAGCCGCCCAAGTGATTCATCCGGGCTTGGCGCTCAGCGTCCATATACGGAATAAGCCGGTCGCTTCCATTGAGGTAGTCAGGCTCAGCCATGCCGTAGCCGCGCCGCAGTGCGCCATACGCAGGATCGTCAAACGGGTTGTTCGAGAGGGTGCTTACCGGGCGTCCGTAGCTTTGTGCGCCGGTCGGGTGAACCGCTTCGCCGGGATAAATTTGCGACAGCAGATAGCCGTGCGCCTGTTGGCCGAGCGGCACCACTTGGCCACTGGAATCGCGGCCCTGCTGGGCGAGCTCGAAAGCATCATAGCCGAGTAAGCGGGCGTTTTTATTGTTAGTCAGCCGGATAGTGTCGCCGTCATGCGCCTGTCCAGTGGCGACAAGATCGCCGCCTTGCGCCGCAGGTGTGCTGGCCTTCCCCGGACTCTCCGCCGGAGCTTTTACCGTCTGAAACTCATCCCACGGATCGGCGCGCGTCGTGTCAGGCGCATCGTGCCAATCGGGAATGGCCACATGGACGTGCGTTCCGTTGTGGATTTGGACAACCGCGTTCGGACCGAACTGTTCACGCGCTGCCGCCTCAAGATCGCGCAGCGACTTGAAGCGGCCACCGGGCACGAGATCGACAGCGTTGCCGTCCAAGTGCTGCGAATGCTCCGCAGGGGTGTAACCCTCACTGCGCAGCCGTTCGGTATCAGCGGGCGTCCGATAGCCGTTTGTGACGACAGCGCCTTGTTCCTGAAGATTGGCGAGCGCGGCGGTCGGCGGAGCGACCGTCTGAAACTCACTCCAGGGATCGTCAGCCATCAGCGGCGCTTCACTGTGCCGTCAGGAGTGATGAACAGCGTTCCCGGAGCCAAGGCGCGGGCCTCTGCAACCGAATTGACGCGCACAGGAGCCGAGCCGCCGCCGCGCTTCTTCGCGGTGCGGTAGTCGTTGTAGAGCTGCTGCTCCTGCGCGGTGAGCGGCTGGCCGGCGGCCCGCTTTGCCATGATGCCGCCGATGACGGTCGAGGGCGTGGCTGGCCTACTCGGAGCGCCCTTCGGCCCGTGAGCGAGGTTCTGCCCGCGCTGCCTGTCGGCTGAGGAGATGTTCTGCCCGCGCTGCACATTCGCCTCCGACGCCTGATCGTGGCGGATGTGTTCCGCCGTAGTCGCGGCGCGCGTGGTGATTAGCGATCCGACATCGTTCTCGTGCGCCAGCGCATTCAGCTGATGCGAGGTGTCCATGCCGCGCAATTCGAGGTCGTGGATAACCTTCGGATCATAGGTGTCGGGAATCTGGTCGATGAACGACGGATCGCCGCCATACTGCTGATAAAGCGCCCTCGCTTCCTGCTTCGCCGCCTGGAGGCTGGCGTCATCGTGGACGCCGCCGAGAATCTGCATCGCGGTATCGTGAACCTTGATCGAGGTTTCGAGCTGCGTTTTTGTGATGTTGCTCTTCTTGCCAGCGACGGTGATGAACTTCTCCGGGTCGAGCGCGGCGGCTGTCGCGGCGGCATCGCCCATTCCCGGCGAGGTAGGCGGCGCTCCAGACGCGGTTGGAGCAGACACACCCCCCGTAGCCGAGCCGTCGCCCCCGGTGATGTAGGCCGCAAGGGCGGCGCGCGTGTCGGCTTCGCGCTGGCGATCCTCGCGCTTGCCAATCGTTGTTTCCATTTCCATTCCGAGCTTCGGATCGGCGGCATAGAGCGACCGCAGCGCGTTCGGATCGTTCCGCCCCGACAGCGCGGCCATTGCATCCCGGATGCGCTGCTGCTGCTGGAGCTGCTGCCCTTGCTGCATTCCGCGAAGGAACCCTTCGCCAGCGTTCGGATAGGCGGCAATGATCGAATAAGGATCAGCCATTGATCAGTGTCTCCAATTCCGCGATGCGCTTTTCGAGATCAGCCACATTGGCGCTCAGACCCGGCTTTCCACGACGAGCCTCCAGCTGGCGCTTGCGAAGCTCCAATTCCTCTTGCGGCGTCATCCGATTGACCCCGCAATGGGATCGGTCCCGAGCATTCCGTAAGGATCGTTATATGCGCCGTAGCCGCCGCCATAACCGCCGTAGGACGAGCCGTAGGGGATCATGGAACCGGCAATCTGTCCAAGGCCGGTCGCAATGCCGTTGCCAAGGTTGGCCCCAGCCATGCCTCGCGCCGCAGCCGCCGCAGCGGCGTTGTCCGCGCCATTCTGGAGCGCGCCGCCCATGCTGTTGTTGATGCCGGTTATGCCGCTGGCGAGGTTGGAATTGATCCCGGCAGCCGTGTTGCCAAAACTGGAGCCGACACCAGCGATCGAAGAGGCAGCGCCCGCGCCTGTCGCCTGCTGTCCGCCGAGCAGACCCATATACGGCATGAAGTAGTTAGCTTGCGCCGTGTTCTGCCCGTAATCGCGCAGCGCCTTCATGGCCGCTCCGCTGTCGAGCGCGCCGCGAGCTGCGTAATTCTGCTGAATTGCGTTCTCGCCTTGCTTGAGGATGAAATCCATCCCGGCAGAGTGTGCAAAATCATAAAGCGCCTGTTCCTGCGGCGACATTCCCGTTGAGGTCGTGCCGCCCGCCGGGGCGGGCGCTGGCGCGGGAGTCGGAGCGGGAGATGGTGCCGGTGCCGGAGCCGGTGCAGGGGTTGTGCTGACAGGGGGCAGCGGAGTCGGCGGGCGCGTGAAGCCGCCGCCGAACCCACCGCCAACGGGCGAAGGTGTGTAATTGAACCCATCGTCGCCGTAGCCCGCAGGCAGCGACGTTCCTTCAATGTAGCGCATCAGATGTTTTCCCGATTAAGCCGCACGATACGGCGGGGAGGGATGATCAGTATTGGTAGCCGCCGCCCTGCGCCGCCCGAGGGACTGCAAGCAGCGGATTTACCGGACCCGCCGGAGGCTGGCCCGGTGCGGGCGTCGGCGTGCCTCCAGCTGGCTGCGGAGGAAGCTGGATCGGGGCAAGGCCCCCGGAAGCGGTTTCGAGCGGAGAGCGCATCGTCGGCGCTTGCGGCAGCCCGAGCAGCGCGTTGATCGCGTCACCCGCGACATTGCCCCTGCTAACGAACGGCGAGAGTGTGTCGTAATTGGAATTGTAGAGGGACTGATTCAGGCCCATGCTTTGCTGTGCCAGCGCGTTCTGCTGCGCCAGCGACTGCTGGCCGAGCTGGAGCTGCGCATCAGTCGCCTGACTCTGCGCCTGCGCGGCCTGATCGGCAGCATGGCTTTGCGCGTGCGACGACAGGACGGCTCCGCCGATAGTCCCGGCAGCGGCAAGCCCGCCGCCGATAAGCGCGGCGGTTCCCAAGCCTATTGGCATAATACAATCTCCATGTTTCCGTCCCGCTCCTCGGCAATCACCGTCAGACCGCCGTCGCTCATGTCGATTATTGCCGGTTGCGCGGAAATGAGGCGGATCGGCGAGTATCCGGCAAAGTGCGCCCACCGGTTGTAGAAGGCGACACCCTTTGCGGCGTTGCCAGCCCTCACCATCCGCACGGCAGCGCCAACGGCGCGGTTATGCGCGGGATCTTCTGGATGATCGGGCAGGTCGGGCCGCGCGGCCCTCACCGCGACTTCCGTTGCCGCGTGATACCACTCTCCGTCAGCCTCCAGAGCCGCGTTGCGCTGCGCCCATTCGTCAATCGTCAGGACCATGTAAGAGGTCGGGCCGCGCTTCGCGTTCTCACGCCGGAACAACTCCCGAAAACCGGCTAGCCGAGCGAGGCCCGCAGCAGCGCGGTTGTTGTCGGGAACCTGCGTGATGACCTGTTCGCAATTCGTCCGGGTGAACATGTAATCGAAGCCCTCGCGCATCGCTTCGCGCGCGGAGCGGCCCCTCCCCTCCGGGAGAAACTGCGAGTGGACTTCATACGAACCCGGCGTGTGTTGAATGAGGATGAACCCGCCGAACTCGTTGACGAGCGCAACATTACTCGGATTGATCAGCTGCGCGGTAACATCAACCTCGCCTTCGCCGCCGACCCATGGACGGACTTCCGGGTGATTGATGACGCTGTTCAGAAAGGCCGGATCGAAAGTCCGCCGGATCATATCGTGTCGAACCTGTTGTGGAACTCGCCGCCTGTCGCCGGAGGAGCGGAACCGCCGGTCGTGTCGGCGGTGCCGGCCGCCGGAGTGGTCAGCGCCCCAACAAAGTGCCGACCGACAACATAGTTATTCAGCGCGTGCGAGAGGGTTGTCGTTGCATGATAGCTGGGCGTCGTGTCGGCGCAGGTCGGATCGTCGTAATACACGCCATAATCGGTCGCATAGGCGAGACCGGTTATTAACCCTCCCGAAACCGCCAATTCACTTGAATCGCCATAGAGCCGGGTATTGGCCGCAATCGTAATCGTGGCACTCGAACCAGCGTCCGATCCAGTTAGGCAATCTGCGGGAATGACCGAGCTTGCCGTGATCTTATCGCTGAGAGTGACAGCATCCGCCGCCGTTTGGGCTGTGTTCGCAAGGGACCGGGCCGTTTCATGCATCTTGTTCTGGAGCGCCGTTTTGGCGGCGGTCACATCGGTGAACTTCGAGCGAAAGGTCGGACCGTCAATCGTCGTGTTGCCGCTGAGATCATTCCACGCGACCGCCGTTGTGAGTGTAGCCAGATAGCTCGCCAGCGCCGCAAGGGCGTCGTCATAGGCGGTCTTTTCGGTCGTTATCCCGTAGCTGGTGGCCTCTGCGTCGAGCGCGGACTGCTCGCCGGTCAGCATCGAGTCCCACAATATCCATTGCGGCTTCTTCGCTGGCGTCAGGACATTGTCGCTGTTGAGGTTCGTCAGCGCGTCAATCTGCCCTTGCAGGTCGGCGCTGTTTCCCTCCAGCGCCTCGCAGTGCCGCTGCCAGAGCGTCTGCATTCCACGCGGGTTGAAGTTTGCCGCCTGGAGGCGGTCGAGGCGCAGCGCCATTTAGTAAGTCGGCAGCCCGTAGGGATTCTGCGCGGGGGTTGCGCCGTTCACGCCAAACGAAGTTCCAACGGTGCCCGCATCGGGCACGGGCGCAGCTGCGACAGAGGGCGCTGGAACTGCCGGGAGCGGCGTCGGTAACGTCTGAACCGGCGCACCCGGAGCTACCGCAGGAGCCGTAGTGCCGCTGAAAGGATGCTGCTGGAAATAATCCGCGAAGAAGCCGCGTCGGTCGGGACGCTGGCCCATCCAAGTCATAATGTCGGTGCGGAACTGGTCCGGCCCGCCAGCCCCCATCGTTGGCCGCTGTGCCAGCCAGCTTTGCAGGTCTTGGTGGAACGCCTGTCGAGCATCTTGGCGGTAGCCGCGAGCATCGGGACCGCGCGGCATCATTCCAAAGCCCATTCCGCCGCCCATACTGCCAGGAGCGCTAGGAAACTGACCCTCGAAATTGCCGGTTCCCTGCAACGGAGCGCTGGTGCCTCCGCCGCCAGGAGTCATCACCGGACCGCCAGCAGTCGGGTTGAGCGGAAACTGTGTATTCGGCAGGCCGCCGCGCAGCGCTTGGAGCGCGCCGTGATCGACCGGACGAGGAGCGCCGAGCGCAGTTGGCGCAGCGGCACCGAAATCGGCGGAAGGCCCACCAAGGGCCTGAAGCATGTTAGGCACGTTTACCCCCAGGGTCGTTGATTTTGACGGCGCTGATCCTCAGCGGAACAGGGTCGGAGCAGCGGAAGTCCATAATCGCGCCGGGGAAGTCGAATTGCCCCAACGCCCGCCATTCCGGGACCGCGCGATAATCTCCCGTCGCGCCGAGGCTATCCGCCTCCCATGCCGACCAGGTATTCCCCGCGTCGTCGGAAAAGCTCATTTCGATGATCGGCTCGGAGCCGGTTCCCTCCAGCAAGGCGGTTTGTCCGGCGTTCACCCAGAGCTTCACGCTGTTGATCGAATAAGGCGCGTCGAGCTGCTGAGCGGCGGTAAAGCGCCGCTCCAGCGGCTGCCCGAGGTCGTCCCATTCCGACCAGCCCATAATCTGGCCGGTTGAGGAGTGGCCGAGGTAGGCCACATCATCCACCATGCAGGCGCAGGAAACGATCCACTGACCGCCCGAGCTTTGCATCTCGCACCACTCTTGGGTGGCGCAATCATAGGCGAGCGTTTCGGTATCGAGCCGCAGGACGACAAACTCGTGCCCCTCATGCTGAAAGGTGAAGAGTTTGGCCGTGGCCGACGCCAAAATGCGCTCTTCGATCGCATGGTCAGAGATGCGCTGCGGCACATCGGAAACACGATAGACGCTGCGGTTGGAGCCGACGAAGAAAAGTCCGTTGTCAGCCTTTGCAACGCAGCCCGTCGCCATAATGCCCTTGTCGAAGGCGACGTTTTCAAGTCTCGTGAACGGAAGGTCGGCGGCCCCGGTGTGCGACCACGCCTCAATCGTCTGAGCGCCGAACAGCCAGACATTGTCGCCTAGAGGCGCAATGTCCAAAAGAGCGTCGGATTCGCGCTCGGCGGTTGCGTAATTGAGAGCATCCCAAGTCCGCCCGTCGAGCAGGTCGGACCAATAGAAGCGGCCCGGGAATTGCGTGTCGCCCCTGACGGCGACGAACAGTGAGCCGATGAAACACACCGCCCTGACCGCAGATCCGTCCGGGAACGCCACATTGGCGATTCCCGGCGTCCCTGTGTCCACATAGCTCCGCATTGTCGAGCCGCGCGTGATCAGCAGCTCGGTCGCATTCCCGTCCATCGAGGCGGGACCGGTTCCGGCAATCGTGCCCGACGCGACCGCTGAGGTTCCACGATACAGCGCCGAGCCGGAGATCGAGAAAACGTCCCCGTTCAGCGTCCCCTTCTTCGAGAGGAGGGCGTTGATCGGACCGCTTCCATTTACCACCAGCTCCCCGAGACCGGGGCGCGACAGCAGCGCGATCTTGTTCTCCGAAGTTTCCGACTTCTCAACATACATGTTGATTAGTTTCAGCTCAGGGAAATTGCCGTTCGTGCGGCGATATGCGCCAGTGCCGTAAGCGATGGACGGCACGGCTACATATACTCCCCGTAGCTATGATCCGGCGGGTGCGACGATCCGTATTTGGCCGAAAGGCTGCCGAGGAACCGATTGGCAAGCGCGACGACCGTTGCCGATGGTTCGCCACCAAAGACGGACACGAAAGCGCCCGACACGCATAGCGCGGCGGCTAGGCCGTAAGCGCTGCGCCCCGACAGTGGCGCAATGTCCTCCAGCGTGAGGTCGAGAAGATCGACCCATTGCGTCCGGTCGTAGAGTTTGACGAACTGCGTTCCGTCGCTGTGGACCACTTCATAAAGCGCGAGGTCGCGCGGCTCGCGCATAGCCCCAACGCCGCCCGAGCCGTAGTCGCAGCAATCGGAACTGTAACCGTAATCGTCGCAACTATCGGGGGTATAATCGCTGGTCGCGTCAGTGAGCGTGACCCCCGCCGCAAGGCGGTAGCGGCGGCCCTCCTGGGCTGTCGCGTCGGCGGTCAGGTAAGTGTCCTTGAGCCGCCCGAACATGGCGTTCGTTCGCAGCTCGTCATAGAACGATTGCAGCGCCACCATGCCTTCATCGGCCTCAGCGCCCTTCGGCGTTCTGCCGGGACCAATGAGACGCGCTTGGCGCATCGCATAGGTGACAATATCGAGACAGGTTGCCGACATTCGCCCCTCCCCCGAAAAGAAAAAAGCGGGGCCGAAGCCCCGCTAGAGTCAGCCCTTCGTCAGCTTCACGGTTGAAGCGGTCGAGGCGGCGTAATTGGTATCGGTCACGCCCGCGTCGGCATTGAGCTTGGTGCGGAGCGTGTTGTGGTCGGAGATGAGGGCGTTCACGGCGTCGACGAGATTGGAAACCACGGCGTAAAGATCGCCCTGATTCATCCCGTCGGCCTTCACATCCTGCTGGAGAGTGAGAGACATTGGCTTTTATCCCGGAAGAGAGGAAGAAAGAGGGGCGCAGCGTTTGGCCGCGCCCCTCAATTCATTAGGCGTCCGCAACCGCCGCGAAGTAGCCGGTGACAACACCATGCTGCTTCGGAGTGTCGGTGTCGTTGGTGCCCGTGCCGAACGTGAGCTTGTTCAGCCCGTCAATCGTGACGATGCCGATGCCCTGTTCGTTACCGTAGTCGTCCTCCTTCTTCTCGCGGGTCTGCCACGGAAGAGCGATGCCGAGGCCGAGGGCCTGAGCGCCGCACAGGAACACGCCGCCGACATCAATGCCGCCAGCGCCGACGCCGGTAAGCGTCGTCATGTCATCGACTTCGTGGATGATCATGCCGTCATAGAGAAGGTCGCCACCCTGGAAGAGGCGGCTGTTCTCTTCGGCAAGATTCACCTCGCGCTGAGCCTGCGTGATGACCGGATCGTTTTTCAGATCGCGGAAGCAGAGCGGATGCGCGAACACGATGAAGCGGCGCTTGTTGTTGCCGCTGTCCATTACCGGCATGACCTTCGGGCTGGCCGACAGTGCAATGCGCTTCATCAGCGACAGAGACGCGGCGGTCAGCTTGTCGGCGGTGCCGTCAACATTGAGCAGCGAGGCCGAGTGGTCGTTGGACGAGTTGTTCGACTTGGACGCGCCGAAGAGAACGCGGTCGGCGTTGTTCGCCAGCCAAGTGTCCTTCTGCGTTTCCGTGGCCGACGCATAAGCAACGCCGTCGATCGAGTAGAGCTGAGTGACGACGCGAGCAATGTCCTGCTCGGCGGCCCACAGCTTCATCTGCGCCTTGAAGGCGTTGCGGATGTCGATTGCCGACTTCTGCTCGTCCATCTCGGTCGTCGAGAAGGCGTTGCGGCGAAGCGCGACGGTCAGCTTGTGAGACCGGCTCTTGCCCGCCTCTTCGTTGCCTTCGAGCTTGGATGTGCCGTCATTGGCCGACCCGGTGAAGCGGTTGACCAGCGCATAAGTCAGGCTGTCGCCCTTCTTCTTGCTGAGGTCGCGCTTGACCTGGATAATGTCGGTTTCGCCCGTGCCCATGTAGGGTTTGAACGGGTTGTTGCGGATGTATTCTGCGAAAAACTGATCGTCCCATTGCTGGGGAGTCAGTCCGGTAGCGGCGGCAGTCTGTGCCATGGTGTTAAATGTCCTTCTGGCCCCCGAAGGGGCGGATGAGGAAAGCTATCTCAGGAGTTCATCCAGAGACGGCGGCTTATAGCTGCCGCCAGAGCCTCTTGCGCTCTGAGCGTCAGCAAGTGTTGCAGGAATGGTTTGAGCTTGGGTTTCCGCTGCTGGAGCCTGCCCCCTCAGAGCCTCCTGAACACGCGCATTGATCACGCCTTCGATCCCCCCATGTTGGGCGATCTCCAGCTGGATTTTCGCGGTGTCGTAAGCGAACTTCGCGGGGTTAGGCGAATTGTGCATCTGGTCCAGCAAAGCCGGGTTCGCGTTGACCATCTGCTCGAACACACCGACTTTCTCGATGTAATCCGGCATTTGGCTTGCGAACTGCTGAGCTGAACCGGCGATGCGCTGATATTCAAAGGTTCGCATAGCTTCGGTGCGCGCAGCTTCGGCGGCGCGGGTCACCAGCCACTGATCATACCCCTCAGGGTCATCCCAGCGGTTTGGCGGCTCCGGCGCTTTCGGCTGCTGCACTTGCGCTTGCGGAGGAGGTTGCATCTGCGCCTGGAGCTGCCGAAGCCGCTCCGCCAGCGCGTTTGCGCGCCCCTCTGCCGCTAGCCTTTGCTCTTCAGCGGTCTGCCTTCTCGTCCGTTCCTTCTGGAGGGCTGCTACTGGAATCGGTCCCTTTTCATCCTCGGATGCAGGCGGCGCATCATCCTCGGCTCCGCCTTCGACGGCGGGCTGTTGAGGTTCGCCCTTGGAAGCGAATTTGCCCGCTTCGTCGCGGTTGTAGGTTCGGCCTTGCGCCCCCCCATCTTCCACGACCACCGGCTCTTGAGGCTCCGCAGCTGGCGGCGCACTTGCCGCTTCCACCGGAGCTTCATCGCTACCGTTCAGAATGTCATCGAGTTCCTTGTCCATAAACCCTCTTCCTCACCCGTTACGGCGGTGACCCGAAACTCCCGCATTGCCCCGGAGACAGGCTTCTTGCTCCCGATTGGCCCCGGAGACGGGCATTGAGCGCCGAGGCGCTGAATTTCGTTGAGTGACTTTCGCGCGCAGCTTGGCGAGGGCTGCCGGCAGATCGTCTGCCGACCGGACCCACTCGCCAGCGCACCATCCGGCGAACCGGACGCCAATCCCTATTCGCGTGCCGCCGTCGAAAACGGCAGCGTCCGCGCTAATTGCGTCAGGGAAGGCGGCGCGCAGTTCGCGCCGCACTTCCGCTAAGTGATCCTTCAACCTCCGAAGGCCGGATGGATGGGCGGTGGACCGCCAATGCTCATCCCAATCTGCATCGCGCGCGCCGTGGCGAGCCGAGCGTCGGCCTGATCCTTGATCGCCCCCGCCTGCTTGGCGGTGACACCGGCCTGCTTCTCCCGCATCGCTATTTCGTTCGCAGGGTTGGGCTGCTGCGCCTGCTTCTCCATCTGATCAACGATGTCGAGCAGCTTGTCCTTGTTGCGGAGGGTCGAGGCCTGAATCACCAGCCGGATCATCGGCGGCGTCATCGGCAGAACCGAGCTGCTGAGTAGCTGCATAAGGTCGTTGTATTGCTCCAGCTGGAGCGTCGGCGTGTCCTGAACCTCATCAATATCAACATCCACATCCAGCTCGGCCAGATGGTTGCCGACCGACGCCATGGACTGAATCTGCTGGAGGTATTGCTGCGCCGTCGCCTGGTCGATTATGCCCTGAGCGACCGCCGCCTGAACCTTCATCGCGCCAATCTGAGCCTGCTGCGGCGAAAGTTCGGGCGGTGTATTCAGCCCGACAAAGCGGACATTCTTTTCGTCGTCAGTGACCCTGATCCACCGCTCGGCGGTCCAGAACTGGCGAATGCGGTTCCAAATCTGCCGGTAGAGCCGCAGCGTCAGGTGGCGCAATCCGTCGAGCATCGGGGTTAGCTCAGTCATCCCCGCCTGCTGCTGCGCGAGAATGGCCTTGCCCGACTGATCGCCGCCCTGTTTGCCGGAGAGGTAGGCGTTCGGGCCAATGTTGCCCTTCAGCTGCGCCTGTAGCTCCTGAAGGAGCGCAAGCTGGCCGGAAAACTCTGCCCCGTTACCAAGCTCCTGAATTTCTCCGTTTTCCGCGAAGATGACGCCATCAGCGCGGGCCATTTCCTCGCGGATTACATTCTTGTCCGTCCCGACCGTGCGCGAGGCCCGGACCCGCGTATTGCTCAACGCGTGGAGCGCCTTTGAATGGCGCTTGTTAATCCCATCCTGAATCGGGATCATGTCGCGCATGATCCCGTAGCGGTCGTTGTCCCGATCGACATAGGCCGACTGCATAATCAGCGGGCACTCTGGATTGCCCTCTTCATCCAGAAACATCGAGGGCGCGGACGGCTCCAGCTCGCCAGCGAGCGTGAAAACGCAGCGGTGCCACACCCCCTCAACAAGGTGGTAATGGGTGTTGATCCGAACGCGGTTGCGCTTCGAGTCCGACCAATAGGACCACTTCGGCTTGTCGTCGTAATTGTCCCATGTGCCGGAGGTGCATTTCGACATTGTGCTGTCGATAATCGCCGCCGCTTCGGGCCAGCGCAGCTTCGCCTGATCGGCGTCCATCCAGGTGACGTAGCCTTTATAGGCAGCGTCCGAAAAATCGAGGCGCGCGGAGTGCGGATCGTAGTAGAGGCGCTCCCACTCGATCTGGACAACATACGGATCCACAACGCCATTGCGGAGCTGCTTTACGGTGCACTCAATCCCGCCGAACCCTTCAACCAGCATGTTCTGGAAAACGGCGGACTTCTTGATGTCGATGTCCTGATCATCGCTGACATAGCGCAGCGCGTCGGTGACGGCGTTGGCGTCATCCTCTTTCGACGGGACGCGCGAATAGGCTTTCGGATCGGTGCGCGTCTGCCGCTCCAGCCCGCAGCACGCTTCAATCTTGGAGCGCACAAGGTTGATCGGCGTGATGGGCTGCTTGCGGCGGCGGAGCCGCTTTTCCTCGGCGGCGGTGAATTGCCGCCCATCGAAATAATCGCGGGCCTTCTCGGATTCGCGGCGGCCCGTAAGCCCCGCTTGTTCGGCCTCCTCGAATTGGCGAACATAAAGAGCGTGTTGGTCCTGTGGAGAGGCGTTGTCGTCAGCCAATCAACCCTCCCCTTACCATTTGATTGAGTCGCGGTCGTTCGCCGGAATGGTCGCGCTGCCGAAGCTCGGGAATCGCGCCCGCATCAGCTGCGATGCCAAACCGCGCGTTTCAAAACCGGGGCGCTTGTCCCAGGAGCCGACCGCCGCGAAGCAGTCGCTGATCGGCTTCCACCAGATCATCGGAACCCCCGCGATCAGATAGTTTTCCAGTCGTCCTCGTCCGGCTCAACGAGTCCGTAATCGTCATCGTCAGCCTTGCGCTTGCCTGCGGGGACGATTGCCGGGTGCGCCTGATCCAGCGCCCGACCAATCAACGACGCGGTGTCCACATCGTCGTCATTCTTACCGGCGGGGAACGCCATGAACTCCGCCAGATCGGCGTCAGGCTCGAAAAAGACCTTCCCCATCGCCGCGCGGGCTTGAAAGCCCCGCGCCCGCGATGCTTTGTCCGCGATGCTCGGGAGCCATTCGAGGCGACAATAGATCGAGCGTTCAGTCATCCGCTTGCGAAGGGCAGGCTCAATCGCCTTCTGGATGACACCGGACTCGCCAAACCAAGCCAGCGGCTTGTGCAGCTGAATCAGGTCCAGCTTGCGGTCAATCCACTGATCGGAGGCCGTCTGTCCGCGCCAGCCGTCTAACCGGTAAAGGTTGTCGTCGGCATCGACTCCCCACACGCGATGGACGGTGTAATCGCCCTTGCCTTCCGAGACTGCGTAATCGCTGGTCCCGTAGATGCGGAGATGCTTCGGCCTCTCAGCCCAAGAGGGGAGCCATGCCTTCTGAAAGAATGTGCCGTCCTCTGGCGAGGGCTTTTGCTGGTAGAGGCTGGTCCATGCGCGGTGGTCGCGCTGGAACGGACGCCAGTGATCCATCGGATCGCCGGTTTTGCCTCCGAACCATTCCGGCCAGAGGCTTTCCCCAATCTCGCGGCCTAGCGGATCGTCGTCCCGGTCGCACAGCGCGGGAAGGCAGATAACAAACCAACACCGCCCGTCGCGCCCGTCCATCCAGCCGGATTCGCCGTCCCACTTTTCGGGAAGAATGCGGCCCGCTGGATCATCTTCGTGCCAGCGGGTGAGAATCATAATCTGCGGAGCGCCCGGAATAAGGCGCGAGCAAAAATCGTCCTGATAGGCGTCCCAAGTCTTATTGCGGATCGTTTGGCTTTCCGCCGCCTCGCGTCCGCGAATGGGATCGTCCAGAATGCCGAGCGCTGCGCGGTTGCCGGTGAGACCCGACAGCAAGCCGCCCGACATATACTCGGAACCGTTCGTCAGGCTCCATTCGTCGGCGGCCTTGTGATCGGCCGTCAGCGAAATGCCACCCATCAGGTTCTGGAACGACGGCGACTTAATCAGCTGGCGAGCACGGCGGCCCTGTTTCTGTGCAATGTCGCTCGCGTAGCTCGCCAGGATTACATGGCGGCGCTTCCGCTTCGCCATAAACCACGGCACGAAAACAACATCAACGTAAGTGGACTTTGCCGAACCCGGAGGCATCAGCACCATAAGGTTGTCAAGCGCCCCCGCCTCGACTTCCTGAAGCTTCTGGCACAGCAGCGCATGATGCGCCGCCAACCCGGCATCCAGCCGACGAACAGGAAACGGATCGTCCTCGCCTAAATCTTCATCATCGGGCGGCAGGGTCGGAATATCGACCATGCACGCGAAACGGGGAAAGCTGCGCCTCGCCAGCTCGCAGCGCGCGGCCTCGACGACCGCAGCGTCAACTGCGGTCAATGCCGCACCATCTCCTGATCGTCTTCACCGTCCCTGAGGCGGATCGTGGCGAGCACCGCCAGCTGATCCTCAGTAAGGTAGGACACATCCGGCAACTTGGCCGGCGGGTTAAGCGGCTCGCCATTCGGGCCGGTCAGCTCGCTCCGCGTCGATTCGCGCCAGTGCTTCGGGAACCGCGCAGCCATGGAGCGGAGATAAAGATGCGCCTGAAACTCGCGATTGGTGAGATTGGCGGGGATCTTCTCTTCCCAGAACGCCTGAGCGTGGACTTCCCACAGCTCCATCGCTTCCCTGAACTCGGGATGCTGCTTCGGCCAGTTTACCAGAACGCTGTTGTAGGAAACGCCAAGCTCCGCAGCCATTTGAGCGATTGACTTGCCTTCCTTGCCCCATGCGATGACCTGCTCGCAGTATTCGGGCCGGTATTTCGTCGGCTGTCCGCGCCCGCGCTTTTCGCCTTCCGGCTCGGCTTTCGCTTTGCGTGGCATAAGGGGCGCTCCTGGAATTATCCCGCCCGTTGCGACCGCGAAGAGGCGCTACGCTTTTGGATGCTCGCCTTGCTAGGTGAACGAGCGGGTGCGGGCCGAGGCCCGAAACTAAAAAAAGGCGCGACGGGCCGGGTCGCGGAAGGGCGTGGCCAATGGCATAACCACGGCCTCAGTCACCGGCAGCCCAATGTCCGCCCAACCAAACCGGACAGGCTTGCGGGGAGCGATCTTCCGAACCGCCGCGCCAAGGTTGTGCCAACTGCGACGATCAGCGGCACATCCAGCCGCCCGTTCCTACACGCGGCCAGATACAGAAAAGGCCGCCCATACGGACGGCCTGAACGCAAATATCCAATCTTGCCAAAGACTATCATACCGCCGCCGAAAAGTCAACCCTCAGGGCTAACTTTATTTGGGCCGCCGTGTGCCATTCATGTGCCACGGACAAAGAGGCGACATTCACGAAAGGCCGGAAAACTGCGAAAATAAACGCGAACAAACGAGAACTGCATTGTTCCGCACCTTGCGGGACAAAACGGCGGTTTTCCAACATTTTCGCTTGGTAGCGGAGGAGGGACTTGAACCCCCGACACGCGGATTATGATTCCGCTGTCACCCCGCAGGAAACCGCGATTTTCGCACCGCCGTGTGCCATTCGTGTGGCAGCGAACACATTATTCCCGTTTGGAATGTTTAAGCCAGCAGCTCCGCTTGCGCTGCGGCGACGAGCGCCGCATCGCCAAGCTCGTCGCGGATCAGGTGCCCGTAAATGTCGAGCGTCGTCTGAACGCTCGCATGGCCGAGCCAGGTTGTCAGCCGTTTCAGATCGACCTTCTGCTTGATCCACGCCGAGGCGGCAAAGTGCCGCAGCGAGTGGAAGTCATACTTGGCGCGGAGGATCGGGCGTCCGTCCCCGTCGCGCCTGCCGCTGTCGGCGGTCAGGCCCGCCGCAAGCTGGAGCGGCCAGTATTCCCGATTGAGCATGTTCGAGTGCAGCAGCACCCCGCCCTCGCTATTCGGGAACAGCAGCCCAAGAGGAGAATGCGGCGCGCGAAGCATCCACGCGCGAAGGACCGACACCAGCAGCGGCGGGATCGGGATCGTGCGCTGCCCCGCTTGCGACTTCGGAGCGCCAATCACGCCCCACTGATCGGCGCGCTGACAGACCGTTATCTCGCCCGCCTTCAGGTCCGCATCGCAGCGTCGAAGGCCCCGCAACTCGGACGACCGCAGCCCGGTGAACGCCACGGTGAGCAGCCTCGGATAAAAGTCGGGGAATGCCGCCTCCGCCGTGTCGAGCATGGCTCGCACATCGGCCTTTGAAGGAACAACGATCTTCTTCTTGTCCCGCTTCGCGCGAACGACCTTGACGCCCTTGGCGACATTCTGCGCCACGAGGCCGCGCCGCTGCGCTTCCGTCAGGATCGAGCTGAGAGCGCGGACAGCCTTGCCGGCCATTGCCTGTGACCGCGTTGCGAGCAGCGCGTCAACATAAGCCTCGACGGCGGGCAGCGTCAGCTTCGAGAGCTTTTCGGGGCCGAGCAGCGGCTTGATATGGAGCCGGGATATTTCCTCGTAGGATTTGATCGTGGAGCGCTCGGCGGGGCTGGAGCGGCGGCGGCTTGGCCTGCGCGCAGCGTCCAGCCAGAGGTCGGCCGCCTCGGCTACGGTGATGCTCGCAGAGTCCGGCGTGTGAACGCCCTGGGCGATCTCCCACCCGGACTTGATGCGATACGCCTCCGCATCGCCCTTCTTGGGGAATTGCTTCGCGCGGCGCCTTCCGCTGGCGTCCGTATAGCGCAGCAGCCACGCCTCGCGGCGTTCGCCTTTGCTGGTGATCCAGCTACGCTTCTTGATCGTTGCCATTTTCTCGAGCCTCGGCGCGCTTCAATATTTCCACGAACTCATCCCACATTTCGGGATCGTCTTTTGTCGCTTCGCGCATCCCTTGAATGAACTTCCGCGCAGTCTCCTTGGACTTCTTGGTCCTGACCGGGAATTTGCCGCCGTGTCGCGCCCATCGCTGCAGGGCTTCGTCATCCTCGGGATAATCGGGATCGCTCAGGATCAGCGCGTCAATCTTCCGCTGCACTTGCTCGCTGATCTTGGCGGCGCACTCCGCGCGCCAATCTTCGATCGCGCTAGGCGCGATCTGGATTTTATAGACATTCTCGGCAATGCGTTTGACGGCGCGACCGAGCGGCGAGAGCTTCAGCTCCAGCTTGTCAGACTCCATGTCAGGCACAACCAGCCCGTGCAACATCGCGCTGTTCATCGCCTTCAGGTCGGCGGTATCCTGGCCATTCAGTTCCTCATGGCAAATGTAGGCCAGAACATGAGGCTCAGAGCGCTGTAGTCTTTCGATTTTCTTCCTCGCCTGCCGCGCCTCGGCGGATGGCGTCGGGTGAAAGCGCGCTCGCCGCGCCGTGCTCGCCATGGCCTCGATTGTTTGGGTTTTGATGTTCTCGAACCTGTTGCGGATAGATTCCTCGACGCCGCCAATCGGCTGCTCTTCTAGGATTTGATCCAGCTCGCGCACCCGCTCCATCAGATCCTCGCGCATCTGTTCGCGGGTCGCATACTGAAACTCGTCCTCGACGATGCTGACAACCGCCTGGGTGATCATCGTCCCATGCAGCGCAATTGTCCTCCAGCTCTCGCCGAACACACCGATCTCTCGGTCCGCACGAAGGCGCTCCGCCACTTCCTCGAAGGGCACCGCCAAGATCGCTTCCATGTGATCGTATTTGCCAAGCCCGTCCTGTGACATTTCCCGCAGCGCCTCGGGCGTGAGCATCCAGAACCAATCGCTCGTCTCGGGGCCGTGCGGCATCTCCATCCACTCTTCCAGCTCTTCACGAGTGTGGGTCGCGGAATAGACGCTGTATCGCAGCAGGCTCCAGCTGCCGGTCACCAAGTCGGCCGCCATTTTCGGCATCAGCCCGCACTGCATCAGCTCAACTGCGACAACGAACCGCATGAGGTCCGAGAACGAGTAGGTTCCCGGCTTGCCCTTACCGGGTCGCCGGTCGCGCTCGATGATGTCGTGCTTCTGCAGCTGCTTCAGCCGCCCCATGAAGGCCACGCGCTTGTCGGACGCAATCCGACTGAGACGCGCGCAGACGGCTTCGATCTGGCCGAACGAAAATTCAATTGTGGACAAGCTTGCCACCAGCCCCTTGCGAGCGCGGCGCGAATTGACTAGAACACATCCATTCAAGGCGCACCGCTTACATTCGCCGCTAAGGATAGGGAAAGAACGCGAACCGTGCAAGCACCAACTGAAAACGGCCTCTACCGAGGAGCGCAGGCAATCGCGGATTATCTCAACAGCCACCTCAACGGCGGCAAGCCGCTGACCCGCGCCGCCGTTTACCGGATGGTGGAGGACGACAAGATTCCCGTGATCCGCCTCGGCCAGAAGCGATCCGAGATTTGGGCGCGGAAGTCGGACCTCGACCGACTCCTCCGCCTTCAGCCGGAGCCGCTAGACCAAGCGGAAGCCGCTTGAGTGGCCGTCGCTGATCGCCTCGCGGTCACCGAAGCCACGGTCGCGTCCCTTTGGGATCGCCACCGTAAACTGACACTCGCAGCCGTCACCAATCCGCTGCTGCTCGCTGACCGTTGCCATGTAGAAGCAATGGCCCGAGCTGAACGCGCCTTCCGTGCGGCCTACGACCGACTCCAGCCCACGGAGGTTCTACCGACGAAATGAACAATAATGGGGGGGTGGCTTGCGCCGACCGCCGGACGACGAGGCATGAGCGGGATGCCGAGTTTCAGCGGTTGGTCGAGGAAACCCGTGCGCGACACAACATCAGCGACCTGATAGGGCGCTACACCGATCTAAAGCGGGCCGGACCAAGGGAATTGGTCGGCCTTTGTCCGTTCCACAAAGAGCGAACACCTTCCTTCCGGGTCAACGACAGCAAGGGCACCTACTACTGCTTCGGCTGCGGCCGGAGCGGCGACCACATCCGCTTTATCATGGAGCGCGAGAATGTCGGCTTCTTGGCCGCGCTGCGCTACCTTGGCGCGTCCGACCTGCCGACCGTGAGCGCCGAGGAGCGGACACGCAGGATCGAGGCGCAATCCGCCGAGGACGACGCGAACCGCAAGGCGGCGATTGCCTTCTTTGCCGAGGCCGGACAGATCGAGGGAACGCAGGGCGAAGCCTATCTTCGCGCGCGTGGCATAACTGCCATGCCGCGCTTCGCCGGGACCGTGCGTTTCGCAATGGCCCCATCATGGCGGAACACCGACACCGGGGAATGGGGACGCAAGCGCCCTGCCCTGGTTTGCGTGTGTCAGGACACGGGCGGCAACCTGACCGGAATCCAGCGCATCTTCGTTGATGGGGAGCGACCAGACAAGGCGGCGGTGAAACTGACCCTTGGACGCATCAGAGGGTCCGCTTTGCGGCTCGACAAGCCGCAAGCCGAGGTAATCGTGACCGAAGGGCCGGAGGATGGGTTGAGCATCCGGCAGATGCACCCGGAAACGCCAGTGTTCGTTTCGTGCGGCACCGGGCTGTTACCCTTCATCGGCTTTCCGCCCGAGGTCCACAGCATCATCATCGCCGGACAGAACGACGATCCGGGACGCGCGGCTGCCGACGCAGCCGCTACCGCTTACATCGAGCGCGGGCTTGAGGTCCGCTGCATCTTCCCCTCGCCAGAGTATCGCGATTGGAATGACGAGCTGCGGAGGCGCGCTGCATGAGCGTGGCGCAGCGGATCGAA